CAATATATGGTATATGATTCTGATGGTTGCCCACAAGATTGTACAATTAATGATATTCCTGAACTAATTGGTGAATAGAATATGTTATTAAGTCAAGAACATTTAAAAAATATAATTTCTGAAAGTATTAGTAAAATACTATTAGAAAAAATGCATATATTGAATGAAAAACTTTTTCCATTAGCAGAATATATTTACAATTTAATTGATATAAAAATAAAAAAAGAGGTTTACAATTTTAGTTACAAAATATCAAATAAAACAATCTTAAAATATTATCCATATAATAATTCATCTGATTTATTTATTGTTGTTGGTGATAATTTAACTGATGGTAATATGGAATATAAAGACAAACATATTATTGTAAACTACAATTATTTTTATAATTATGATAAAAATACAACAATTTCTTTTATAATACATGAATTAACACATTTTATTAATGACAATGAAGGTGGAATAAAAAATATATTAATTTCATCTTCCACTGATATGGTTTATATTTTATTAAGGAAATTGTTATATTATTTAAGAGATACTGAATGTAATGCAAGATGTTCACAGTTTGGTTACTTTTTAACCAAAGAGAAAAACATTAAAGATTTAACACATTATGAAAATATAACCAAATTAAAACAAATTGCAAAATTATTAGAATTTTTTGAATCTAATGAGGAAAATAAAAAAATATTAAAAACAGAAAGTGGATTAACATTAGATTATTATAAAAAGAAATATAAAAAATACAATGCTAAAATTGGGAACATATATTATTTATATATGAAAGAAAAAAAAAGAAAAGTTTATTTCATATTAATAAATTATTCATTCTTATTTTTTTCTGAAAAAGAATCTATTTTTACATCATCATAAAAAAAATCAACAAGTTTTAATGGTTCATAGTATTTTTTTTCACCATTAACAATTTTATAATACTTACCATTTTCATCAATTTGAAACTTTTGTTTTTTTCTTCCCATTTTATAACTATTTATTAATAAATATAACAAAGAATATGTTGTTAAGTCAAGAACATTTAAAAAATATAATTTCTGAAAGTATTAGTAAAATACTTGAAGGACATGTAAATGAAGTATATCAGTTGGATACAGCCATTGAACTTATTAATAGACAGTGGACTTCACCTGATGATTTTTGGTATGTTTATATATCTCAGAGAAAGAAGGACAATCTTAATAGTTTTCATAAGAACCATTCAGGTGATGGTAGTAGAAATTTTAGTGTAAATTTTGTTGCTTATGGAATTGTATCAGGTAATACCAAAGAAGAAGCAATTGAATCATTGAAACATATCCAAATGAATGTTAACCCATCTTTCCAAAATGCTGTTTCAAATAAAGGCAGAATTGTAAAAACAATTGATTCACCAAGAGATATTTCTGCTGTTATATTCTTATGTAACAGATTTAATGCAAGATGTTATATGACAATTAATAAAAGGTCCATGAATCAAACCAATGCATATGCTAATTCATTAAAACAAAGAGGGATGGAAAAGAATAGAGAATTTCAATTTGCAGCAGGTAGACAAATGACAGCAGATGATGTAAATGTTAAATGGACAAAGGTTAGACCTTGGGGATTAATTGATTGTGATATTGATGATGAAAAAGCACAAAAGGAACTTGAAGATTATCTTGAAAAAAATGGTATAAAACCTGAAATGAAATATCAATCACATGATGGCATGCATTATTTATTTTCTAATAATGATGCACAAAAACTAAAATTTGATTATTTTGATAATAAATATAGGCCAAATAATGCACCAAGAAGGCAAAGTGACCCAATGGTACTCTATAAACAAGATGCCTGTATGCTATTGTATAGTGCAATGTATTAGTAAACTAAAAAGCCATAGATTAGTCTATGGCTTTATTTATAAGATTCAATAGATATTTTCCATAATCATTTTTCTTTAATTTTTCACCTGCTTCCAAAAGTTGTTGTTTACTAATCCATCCTTTATTATATGCAATTTCTTCCAAACAAGCAACTTTTAAACCTTGTCTTTTCTGAATTGTTTCAATGTAATTTGATGCATCTGATAGACTATCAAAAGTTCCAGTGTCAAGCCAAGCATAACCCCTATCAAACATAATAAGGTCAAGCATTGTTCCACCATCATTTGCAATCATATTATTATATACATTATTTACTTCAGTAATTTCAAGTTCACCTCTTGCTGATGGTTTAATATTTTTTGCTACATTAACAACAGAATTTGGATAGAAGTATAATCCTGTTACTGCAATATTTGATTTTGGATTCTTTGGTTTTTCTTCAAGTGATTTTACACAATATAAATTGTTTGGAAATTCAACATCAGTCTTAGTCACTTCAGCAACACCATATCTTTCAGGGTCAGATACTTGATAACCAAAGACAACTGCTCTTGCATTTTTAGTATCTTCAACAATGGTTCTTGCCAAATTCAACTTTACACTTATATTTGAACCATGGAAAATATTATCACCCAATATTAAACAAACAGCATCATCACCAATGAATTCTTCACCAATAATAAATGCTTCAGCCAAACCATTTGGTTTTTCCTGAACAGCATATTGGAGATTAATGCCAAAATCTGAACCATTACCAAGCAATCTCTTGAACATTGATTGTTCTTCAGGTGTTGTAATGATAAGAATATCTTTTATATCAGCAAGCATAAGGATTGACAGAGGGTAATAAATCATAGGTTTATCATAAATTGGAAGTAGCTGCTTGCTGATTCCTTTTGTAATTGGGTGAAGTCTTGTTCCTGCACCTCCAGCTAATATAATTCCCTTCATATTACTTACAATAAATTTTTCTTGTTAGAATTAAACTACCATTTGAGAACAGTTCATACATTTGTGCTGGTTCTTCATATGAGAAACCATTTGAAAGTGCAAATGCATTAAATCCAATAATAGAACCATTAACAGTTGCATTTGGAATTGAAACACATGTATGGAAATGTCCAATATAAATCTTATCCTGATGGAAATTTCTATCTAATTTAAGACTTAATCTATTTAAAGCAGGATAAATACCAGAAACAGTTGCATTACCTGTTGACTTAATTTGGAAACCATGCATAAACATATATCTCTTACCATCACTTGTTTCAAGAATAGACATCTCACTGTTAGGGATTTCAACTTCAATGGGAAGACCTGTCAATTGAATTTGCCTTTCAATATTCTTGTACATTAACCATTCATATGACATTACATGGCCATTGCTATGTTGAATTTTCTTAGTAGTTCTACTATGATTACCAACAATACCAATAAACTTAATATGCTCTACAGTACTATTTTCAACAATATATTCAAGACCACTAAAAATAAGACTTTGTGCTTTAAAAGTTGCTTCAAGTGGACTTAATGAATTATTCTCAACTAATTCCTCATGTATATAAGAACTTATGGTATCACCCAAACTTGCAAAAATAAGATTTTGTACTTCATCTTCATTTAATGCTTTAACAAGATTCTTAAAATAGCATTGGATTCTCTTTTCAGCAATATCAATACTATATTCATTAAGACCTAAAACAGTTCTTGGGTCAACAGTTTCTTCAATGTGTGCATCAGAGAAAAGTGCAATTGCATATTTCTTTCCATTTTCAGCAGTATCTACATCAAATGTATATTTTTCAAATGGTAATTCTGCAACATTTTTAGATTCAAGAAATTGTTGATATTCTTCAGAATAAACTATTTCTTGCTGAATATCAGGATTTTGAATATTGTTTTCTTTATTTTCATATCCAATGTAATTTACATTTTTCAAACCATAAGTATGCCCACCATATTTAAATGGTTCATCTCTTTTAAGTCTTCTAAGAATGCAATCTTTATTAATGTTTAAATGTTTAGCAAGTTGCCTTACACTACTAAATTCTCTTCCTGTTTCATCAATTATTACATTGCCAACAGAAGGTTTTAAATTACTCATAATTTCAAATTTTTTTAATTATTTTTTTGCAAAAATACAAAATCTTTTATTCAAAAACAAATATATCAATTCATTTCAATAAAAATATTACTTAAAATGTTTTTGACTTTATCATAAGAATCATTAAAATGAAGTACAGCCCTACTTGGTGGATAATCTTCAAGATTCTCAATATCAACCCAAGATAATGCAATTATACCATTAATTGCATATTCCATGGAATAGCAGGAGGTTTCTTCAATTGTTTTAAATGGGAAAATACTTTTTATATTAACAATTTTTGAATATGTTGATTTTTCAGGTGTTAAATCCTTAATTGAGTTTGGTACTTCAACATTCCAATCAACACCCCACACAACTTCAGGTGTTTCACTAAAAAACAATTGATATTCAAAAGTGCCATTAATGTTTTTACATAGTGGTTTTACATATACAAGAAATAAATCTGACATTTTTTAATTTTTTTCTTCCCAATTTATATAAGTATCATTATTTATTTTTTTTGATATGTCACTTGTTACATATTCATATTGACCATCAATATTAACAGAATTATAAAATGGCTTGAAGAAATCATGATAAGTTTCAAGATTTTTTAATAACACAGTGTGTTTATTTTCATCTAAATCTACTAAGAAATTTTGGAAATCTTCAAAGGTTTCAGGTTTTTCAAAATATTCTTTTAATTCTTTAAAAGTGTCACTTTCTGACATTTTTTTCCTAATAGTTTTTTCTACATCTTCATCATCAATAAAATAATTGTTAAAAGTATATTTAATTTTATTATTTTCAAAATTTAAAGAACAAGTTAAATCAGGTCTTAAAAGTATTAAATATTCATTAAATATCTTTTTTTCATCATTAATAGGATTCTCTTTTACATTTTTTAAAATTTTTAAAATCATTTTAGAATCTTCATACTTTCTAACTATTCTGTCTAATCTATTTTTTATTTCATTAAAAGATAAAAACAATAGGTCATTAGATATCATTTTTATTTCTGATATTAATTTTTCTTCATCTAACATATTTTCTAAATATTATTATAAATTGTTATTTTTTCTAAATCTTCAATTTTATCTTGTGTATTAACATCATATGTATACATACTCTCTACAGTATTACCAAAAAATGAAATTCTTACAGGATATTTATAATCATATGAAATTGAGAATATATCTACAATATGTCCTCTTATTGTATATTGTTTCTTTTTGTATATAAAGTCAACTTTTTCATAACCATTATCAAATAGAATTTGATTAATATCATTAAATGATATTTCTTGACCAATTTCAATAGTTAATATTTCTTTATATAAATCTTTGTAAAAATCAAATTTGTCATTTACTGTTGTTTTTTCAATGTCTTCAATTTTGTCAATTAAATCATCTAAAATTTTTTCACCTTTTTTTTCTTTTATTTCAATGTTTGTTAATTCAATGTTATTTTTTCTAAGTTTTTCAACAACATCTTCATATGTATCAGCAAAATTAAAAATAAGTTCATTGTTGTCATCAATATCAGTAAACCCAAGTGAAATTATATGGTCAAAACAATCCTGCATTGAAAAACATCCATTCTTTTTAGCCAAATTCAAATGTTGCTCCATTTCAACCCTTCCTGATTTATTGATACAATTTTCATCAGGTTGTAAATTTGGTATAATTATGGATGGTGCAACATTGAAATATTCACCCCACACAGTGTCAGGCTCATTTGTAAAATCAAATCTATACAAATAATTTCCATCAACTGTTCTACCAACTTCATCAATAAATGCTAGATATTCTTCCATGTTATATATTAAGTCTATCTTTTGGTATTTCCATTATTTTAAAAATTTCATTGGATATTTTATCATACATCTCTTTATATTCATTTAATGCATTTGAATCATCCATGTGTTCAAGATAATTTAAAACAAATTCATCAACACATTTTGCCTTTCTTTTAACTTGTCTTTTTAACCACCAATTTCTTAACTTTTTAAACATCATTTTTCAATATTAATATTTGTTAATTTCCATTTAAATAATCCAAGTTGTAAATAATTATATTTTACTTGTTTTGTTGAAAAATATGTAACACCATACATATTGTCAGTACAAGATAATTGTTCATAAAAAGTATTGTTACCCATATAAACACCATATGTCTTGTTTACTCCACCATAATAAGTAGAATTTTTTTTCAATTTTTTAGACTTAAACCATCCTTTAATTGTAAAGAATTTGATTAAAATCCATTGTAGTACTTTATTATTTTTCATTTTCTTTCTTAATAATTTGATTAATATTTAATTCTTTTTTCAGAACTGTGCCCCACATTTTTTGATATTGTGTATCTCTAAAAAATTGATAAAAAATATGACAGTCCCTTGTTTGTCCAAGTCTATAACACCTGTCTTCCATTTGTCTATTTATACCGGGAACAAATGAAAAATTATTAAAAATTACAACTCTACTAACAGTCAGATTAATACCAACACCACAACTATCTATATTACCAATAAATACCATACATTCAGGGTTGTTTATAAATTTATTTTTGGCTTCATCTTTTTGTTTTAAACTCATTTTTCCATTATAAACAACACATTTATCATCAAAATAATCTTTTAAAGTATAAAGTTCTTCATCATAACAACAAGCAATTATAACCTTTTCACCCCTTTTAATACATTTTTCAGCTAAATTAATTGTGTAAGGAACCATTTGATTTGAAAGATATTTTCTATATATAGCACCTTCAAGAAGTTCCTTGTTTATTTCTTTATTAGGTTCTAATTCTTTTTGTTGTTCAACATATTCACTCCAAAGTTTATTATATTCTTCTTTTTGTTCATCAGTTAAATCATATATTTTTTCATAAACATATTTAGATGGAAGACCACCTAAATCTTCTTTTGTTCTTCTTAAATAAATATGTTTTGTTACTTCCATCAATTCATCCAAATGGGTTGGCTCCATTGGTATTGTTTTCATTTTAACAGATTTATTTATTAAATTATTTAATTCTTTCTTTTCTTCATCTGTTAGTTCATACCAATTTTTTTTCCCTTTATTAAAAATAAATTCCCTTGAAATTCTATCTCTTTTTTCCTTTTCAATATTATCTTTTGGAAATGATTTAGCACCACAATACCTTTCCATATAATATTTCCAATCAGAAGTTATATTATTTTCAATCAGTGAAAGAATATTAAAATAATTTACAGGGTCATTAGTAATTGGTGTTCCTGTTGCAAGATATACACTATCAGGTTTCCCAATATTAATTAATTGAGATATTATTTTATATTGCTGGGATTTCATATTTGAGAGTTTATGGGCTTCATCAATAATTATTAATGATTTTTTTCCTTCTATAAACTTTAAAATTGGACTATGTTCCCTTGCTTCAATAATATCAGCCTTTTTTCTTGATTTTGGCATTTCATAAACATCTGATAGAATATCATAATTAATAATAACATATCTATTATCAATCCATTTACCTCTTTCTTTTGATTCTTGTAGAAGTTCCTGAATATTTTTTCCTGATTTTCCAACACCATATCCAAGATATTTTTCAAGTTCATTCTTTTTCATATCACCAACACCACCAATTATTGAAATTTCTCTTGTTGGTACATAATATGAAAGTTCATCAAACCAATTAGTTTTTAATGATGCTGGGCAAATTATTAAAACATTATCAAAATTACCTTCAACAGATGCTATTGATAATTGTGCTGTTTTTGCTAAACCCATGTCATCTGCTAATATACATTTTTTTCTTGATAATAGGAATTTTATTCCAGCCTTCTGATGTTCTTTTATTTTTCTTGGTTTATCAGGTCTATATGTTGCAGATAATCTATCATATCTATCAAAATCAACATCAAGTAAGTTGTAATCACTAATAAGAAAATTTGTCATAACCCCCTTTTTGGATAAAAACATATAAATATATTCCATGTTCTGCCTATATTTTAACAAAACATGGTATGTATTTTCAGTTTCACCAAGCAAATATTTTATTTGAAGTTTTTCAGGTTTAAACTCACATTGGAAATCTTTTTGTAATTTTTCACCATACCAATCAGTAATCTTAACAATTTTGTTAATCAATTTTGGTTGAAAATTGTAATTTCTAAGTATATAATCACAATTAAAATCATTTAGTTTTTCAAAATGTTTTTTTAATATAATTTCATTCTTTAATTCTAAAAGATATGGATTTTCACCTGAATATTCTTTCAAAACATCAATTGCTTTATTTTTCTCATCAATCTCATTACTAGTATTCACAATTAAAATATTAACTATTACAAATATATAAATTTTATTAATAAAAAACAAATATATATTTAATAATATATAATATATTATATATATAATATTTAATAAAATATATTTATTAACTAGAATATTATTTCTTTAAAAGAAAAACTATTTATAGTATATATTA